ATCTGCCTGGGCCTGAAACTACTGGGCCTGAAACTGTCGGAGGACATCGGCCTGTAGGGCATCATGGGCTCCATCGGGGGAGCTGAGGGCGTCAGGCGGCCCGCCAGGGCCCCCACTGCCTCGGCCCCCGACAGCATCGCTGGCGCGGCCGTTGGGTCGGTGAGGGTGTTCCCGGCCAGGCGCAGGACCTTCGACGCGAAACTGCCAGGCTTCAGCTCTCCAGCGTCCTCCATCGTTCCCGCGAGCAGGTCCCCGTACTGGACGCTCGGCCCACCGTGGAGGGCGTACTCGGCCACGTTGGGCACGGCGTTCGTTCCGGCGAGATTCGCGGCCGCGCCCGCGAGGGCCCGGGTTGGGATCGTCGCGACGTGCCCGATGTTGCCCAGGCCCTCCATCGCACCTTCGAATCCGCCCTGGAAGACGTCGGCGGCGCGGCTGGCGGTCGGGTTCGCCCGCATCGCCAGATAGAGCGCGCGCGACGGATCCGGGGACGAGATGATGTCACGCCAGCCCATAGCGGCCTCCCCTAGTAGTCGTCGTCGTCCTTGGACTCGCTGCGCTCGTGCCGCATCGACTCACCCTTCTCGGGCTTGAAGCGCTTGCGGTTCTTCTTGCTGTACTGGCCCACGAGCGCCGCGCGCGCGTCCGCGCCCGTGAAGTTGGCGTTCTTCCTCTCGTCACCGGAGAGGCCGGTGAGCTTCTTCTTCCGGCCCACGTAGCCCTCCAGGCGGTCCTCGGGAATCCCCGTTTCGACCACCACGGTCCTGGACGAGGGAGCCTTCGGGAAGCTGCGTGACAGTTTAGCGGTCTTCATCGTCCCCTCCTGTAGCCCTGAAGGGCATCGGCGGCGTTTGAGCCGCGCATCCCCGACTTCTTCTTCTTGCGGATCCCCTCGTGGGCCATCTTCTTGAGCTTGGCGTGCCCGACGTTCTCGAAGGGCTGCTCACCGGGCGGATTCCAGCCGTGCTCCTTGGCCCGGATCGCCTTCATCTGTGCTCCTGTCCAAGGCATCAGGCTACCTCCCTCGGTCCGCAACATCCGACGAGTGGGCCGCCGGCCAGGAGCTGCTTGACGGCCTCGAGGCCGCGCTCCCACCAGCGTTCCTTGCACTTCTCGCAGAACCAATGACCGCAGGCCGGGCAGTACGTGATCTTCGTGGTCGGCGGGCACGTAGCCGCCGCGCGGGGAACCCCGCGAAGATGACAGCGCCCCCACACATCAGACTCCACCCAGCGCTTCCTCGATGTCGCGGCCCGAGAGCCTGTGCTCCCCCGAGCGCTTCTTCACGCGCCTCACGTACTCCCGAGTCTCTGCCGGAAGCGGCTCCCCCGTCTTCCTGCGGTACTTCACGCGAGCGGCTCCGGCGTTGTAGGACGCGACCGCATCCTCCCAGGAGTCGGTCTGACCCCTGAGCTTCTTGAGCTCGCGGGCGCCGGCTTCCGCGCCATACTCGCGATCGTGCATCTCCTCCGGGGTGTACCCGAGCTCCTCGGCCGTCCGCGGCATGACCTGGAACTCGCCACGCGCACCCTTGCCGGAGACGGCCTTGCTCCCGCCGCTGCCCTCGCTTTCGGTGCGACCAACGGCGCGCAGAAGGTTCACGGGGACGCCGTGGCGCCGCGCCGCGCGCGAGACGTAGTCGCCCTTCAGGGGAGGTGACGTTGCCATGCTATCCCTGCGGTGGCGGGGACGACTGGGCCCCGGGGGTCGGCTGTGGGGGCTGCGGCGGGCCCGGCTGGGCCCCCGGAGTCGGCGGGGGCGCTCCGCCCTGGCCGGTCGCCATCAGGCGGAAGGCCTCGATGACGGCCCGCATCTTCAACACGCTGTCGAGCTCCTTCGCCTGCATCGCGGCGTCTGAGGGCTTGACGATCTCGGAGAGCGAGAGCGCCCTGTCCGCCGCTACGAGCGCCTGGTCGAAGTCGGGTGTCATCCTGCGGAAGATCGTATAAATCTTCGCCTCGAGCGCGTCCGGCAGGAAGCCCTGCGGCGGCGGTTCGGGGAACTGCTGCATCGGCGGCGCCATCGGAGGCTGCGGCGGCTGGGCCCCGGGCGGCACGGCTGCGGAGGTCTGCTGGAAGGACGCCGTCGCGGCCTGGTACTTCTGCATGGCGTCCATCACGAGAGCCGAGCCCTGTTCGTAGACCTGCTGCCATTGCTCCGGAGGGATCTTCCCGTAGATCGGCTTGGTGATCGCCTCCTGCTGGATCGTCTCCTGGAGCTTCTCCGGCCAGGTGACGAGGGTGGGGAGCATGTCGTTCCAGCCGCAGCGGCGCAGCAGCAGGTAGCAGTCGTCCTCGTGCCAGCGCTTCCCGAGCACCGCGTACCAGGTGAGCGGATCGTAGAGCGTCGGGTCGATGTTGGGGACCTCGCGCTCCTTGATGAACTTCGTCCACACCTGCTCGGCGCGCTCGATCTGGAGCGTCTGGTTCTCGTTCACGTCCTTCGGCAGCTTCATGAGGTCGAGGCACTTGTCGACCGCGGCCGGATCGGTCAGCTTGTACAGGCCGAGCGTGAGTGCCTCGGCCGTCGCCTCCTTGTTGTAGAGCGTCTGGTCGTAGCCGACGCGCGCCGCCATCTCGACGCGGATGTCGCCAAGCAGATCCGTGCCCTTATAGCTTTCCTGCTCGTAGATTTTCCCTTCGCGTTGAACCTCGTAGCTGGCATCCTCCTTCCGGAACGCCCACGTCATCTGGAGGAAGTGCTCGAAAACGGATTCGTAGAGGGCCAGCATCGAACGCTCGCGTGGCGCGCGCTTGCGGCTCGCCTCCTCCGACAGCAGCATCAGGCCCGAGGTGGTCTTCACCGACCCGGGCGACTGTCCCATCTCGATATCCTGCGGCGCCCCGAGAGCCTGCATGTCGCGGAGGATCTGCTGACGCTCCTCGGAGTAGACCGAACCCGTGAGCGGGATCCCGTTCATGACCGCGTCGCGCGGCGACCACGTCGGGTTCACGCCGTCGTAGCCCACCATCCGCAGCGAACCCGTCTGCTCGTCCTTCGTGTAGACCTCTGCGCCTTCGGGGAGCCACACGGTCGGGATGCCGCGCTCGCGCAGGTCGATCACCTGGGCGTCGAGCTCGTTGAGCCGGCGCTGGAGCGGGATCATGTCGTCCACGAAAGAGCGGCCCCAGAAGTTCCCCGGGATCCGCTTGAAGCGCGCGAAGTGGTACTTGACCCGCGGCACGAGCCTGTACCCGGCATCGCCCTCGATCTCGACGCAGAGATCGCGTTTCAGGACCTTGTCTCCCACCTTGATGAAGTGGGCGCCCTTGTCGAGGCCCTCGACTGGCTGTGGCGGGACGATCGTTTCGAACACGCGGGCGTGGTTGTAGTAGGCCTCGTAGCCAGAGCCTAGACCATAGCCACCCCCTCCACCCTGGAAGATCCGGTCGGCGTAGAGCGGGTTGTAGCGAAGGAGCTGCTGCGGCTCCTCTGGCTCGAGCGTGGATGCGAACTCGGGGAAGCGGAGTGCGATCCACTCCAGCGGATGCACCTTCACCTGCGACAGCACTCGCTGCGCGTGCGGCTCGACCCCCAGGCCGCCGTTCTCCGGGAAGAACTCGTGGATCGAGACGACGTCGATCGAGCCCTCGCCGCGCGGGACCATGAGGCCCATCGGGCGCCCGAACTGGTCCGGGCCCATCCCCTCCTCTGGCGACATCTCGAACGGCTTCAGCAGCGAGAGGTTGTCACAGTAGGGGCAATGCGCCATCTCTACCTGATCCATCTCCTCGGCCTGGCCCTGCGTCATCTCGCCCTTGAGCTCGACCGGTCGGAGCGTCTGGCTGTTCTTGACCGGGCCCATCTGTCCGTTCTCGTCCGGGATCCCAGTCTCGAGGAACGCGCTCGGGATCCTCGGAGACGCGAAGAAGCGCTTGCACATCGGGCAATGCACCGCATCGGGAGCGGCCACGAGCGTCTGCTCGACTTCGTTCTCGTCCCACCAGGTGCGACAGATCGACACCGCGTCGATGCACAGGTTGAAGCAGAGGTGCTCCCGCTTGTCGTCCCACACCTGCTGCCCCATCTCGTGCATGAGGATCTGCTTGGCGAGGCGCGCGGCGGCGATGTACTCAGGCTTGTTCTTGCCGGCGCTCGTGTCGGGCACGTACTCTTTGCGCGAGAGGCGGGAAACTTCGTTGTCGACCGCCGGCGCGATCATGTTGGTGACGGGCTGGGGGAACGAGGCATTGGTGTCCCGGTGGATGTCTTCGAAGTGGTAGCCGCCGTTGTGCTCGGCGAGCTGCGTCCGGGCGACGATCCACTGGCGGCCCAGGTAGAACCACAGCTTCAAGGCCGCGCTCTGGGTCTGCCAGCGGCGCCTCGGGGAGGTGTAGTCGAGGTGGCGATCCATCCAGCCGCGGATCATGGCTTCGTCGTCGAGGAGCGTTGGCGTCTTGCGCCACGCCTCCTTGGCGACGATCGACCTCACGACTCGTCTCCTTCAGCGATCTCGACGTGAGGGCCCCGCTTGCGTTCCGGCGGATACCCCGGGAACGTGGGCACGAGCGGGCGCGGCGCCGGGCGCGGCCGCATGGCCGGCATCGCCTCGGCGCGCGAGGCGCCAGCGAGCCTCAGCGAGATGCCCGGCTCCGCGAGCTCGGCCACTCGCGCCTGAGCCTTCTCGACCATCGCGTTCAACTTGTCGAGCTGCGCGATGAGGTGCGAGATCTCGCCGTCCTTCGCCTTGCAGCCACGGCAACTGAAGATGTTCATCGTCGCTCCGCGAAAGTGTCCTCCATAGAGGACAGTACGTCAAGGAGGATTCACCAGTAACGAATCTGGGCCGGCTTGCTCCTGGCTTTCTGGTTCAGCTCAATCCGCTTTTTGATCGTCGCGTGTAGCTGCTGCGACATCTGCTCGATGTACCCGTTCGGGGGCCTGTCCCTGGAGTCACGAACCATGCGGTTCTCGTGAGACCAGGCGCGCGGGAGGACGTGCTCGAGCCCCTGGACGAGCATGTCCAGCAGGTCGTCGTGCTTCCCGTGTGGGAAGGCGGAGCCCTCGTCGACCAGCTTCTTCGCCCAGGGGGCGTCCTTCTGGATCCAGACGGCCCCGCGCTCGATGAGGGCCGCAGCGCCGTTCACCTGCCAGGAGAGGCGCGTCTCCTTCTGGCGGCTCTTGTGCTTGCCGCGGATCACCCGGCCGCGGTCCCGCTCGAGGATGTCGCAGATCATGGATCCGGAGGCCGTGTCCTCGATCAGGAGCCACAGGTTCGGCCAGCGCTTGTCGTAGCCGGTGGGTCCGGTGATCGCCTTGATCGTGTCCGGGCCGTTCATCTGCTTGTGGACGACGTCCAGCAGGTAGAACTGCGAGCCCAGGCGCCCTAGCACGCCCATCGCCACGTAGTCGGAGTCCGAGTTGCCCTTGAACGTGGGGTCGACGGACAGCACGATCTGGTCGAACTCCTCGACCTTCGGGGGCACGTCGTAGTAGCGCCACCAGGAGCGGTCGATCGAGATTCCCCCGGGCGGCTGGGGGTTGCCCTGGTAGAGGGCCTGGAACGCGCGGGTGCCCATCTCGGCGCGCTTCGACTCCAGGAAGAGCCGGTCGAACCTCTCGGGCCAGAGGGCCTCGTCCGGTCGGCGTCCGAGCTGGTCGTCGTTCTCGGCGATCGCCGGAAGGTGGACGTGCTCCCACTTCTCCTTGAAGTCCGGAGACTCCATCACGCGGCCGGCCAGGTCGTCCTCGTGCCAGCGCGTGAGGATCAGGATCACGATCGGGTCCTCGCCGTGCCGGTTCGGCTCGAGGCGCGAGAGGAACGTCGTCGTCCACCAGTCCCAGATCGAGTCGCGGATGGTCTGGCTGTTCGCCTCCTCGGCGTTCTTGATCGGGTCGTCGCAGATCGCGATGTGGGCGCCCTTGCCCGTGATCGGGCCGCGCACGCCAGCGGAGATCATCCCGCCGCCGTGGACCGTCTCCCACCGGTGCGCCGCTCGCGAGTCCTCGATCAGCCGCGCGCCGATGAAGTTGTAGTTCTCCATCACCGACCGGCGGACGGCGCGCCCGAACCTCGACGCCTGCTCCAGCTCGTAGGACGTGGCGATGATCTTCGTCGTCGGGTCGTGCGCCAGGGCGTAGGTCGGGAACCAGTGCGTCGCGAGCTCGCTCTTGCCATGCCGCGGCGGCGCCGTGATGAGGAGCCTGAGCTTGCCTCGCCGCTGGTGAAGTCGCACCAGGCGCTCCGAGATGTAGTTGAGGTGGTCGGCGTAGACGTAGGGCTGCGGGAGCTCCTGCGTCGCCGTGACGGCCAGCGTCAGCGGCGACAGCAGGTGGGCGAAGTCGTCTTCAGCTTGCCGCTTCGGGATCAGCATCGGGAACAGGCGCCGGACTCGGCTCGAGTAGGGCCCGCGGCCCGCGGGCAAGCAGGGCAGCCATCACTCGAGCCTCGTCCGGGTTCTCCATCATGAAGGAGCGCAGCTTCTCGCGGATCCGAAGGAAGCGAGCCTCGTCCTCGCTCCCGTCCTCCTTCGGCTTCGCGGGATCTCCGTAGCCGATGCGCCACAGCCACACCTCGATCGCGCCACCCTCGCCGGCGACCATGCGCGCCTTCAGGTTGTTCCGGTAGTCCTCGTTGTTGAGGATCTCGAGCGCGTGCGTCCGCCCCATCTCGGCGCGAGAGGTTTCGATGCGACCTTTGTGGTCGCGGCCGAACCCCGTCAGATCGCCGGCCTTGAGGTTCGCGATGTTGGGATGGCCGGCCATCAGCCGTTGAAGTTGGCAGCGATGACCGTGCGCGAGCTGGAGAACTTGCCCCAGAACGCGACGATCACGGTCCCGCCGAGGGCGACCCAGCCCTCGACGGTGGCCGGCATCCCGCCGAGCTGGATCGCCCCGACTCCGGCGAGCAGCGCGTAGACGGCGGCGACCCCGATCTTCTGCAGCGTGGACGGCGTGGACGCGGGCGTACCCATGCTTTCCTCCTCAGTTTGGCGGTGGTGCGGCTGCGGCGGCTGGCGGCTCGTGACGAGCCCCGGTGTGGTACTCGAGGTAGAGAATCCTCTCGCGAAGCTTCATCACGTCCTCTTCGCGCTCCTGCTCCTCGGTGTGGGTGCGCTGGGCGAAGCCCTCGCGGATCTCCTTGATCTCCTGCTTGAGCGCCAGGACCTCGGCGTTGGATTCGTTGTGGGCGGCCGTCTCCTTGGCGTCGGCGACGGTGTGGGACGTGTAGCCCGCTCCACTCGCGAGCAGCGCGGTCACGCCCCAGCGCACGATGGACTCGACGAGCTTCATGTCGTCCATCTTCTTCTTCGTCCTCCTGAGCATCGAGTCGGACGGATCCGGCTTCGGATCGACCTCGACGAGCTCGTCGTCTCCCACTACGGAGTCACCTCGACGG